CAGATGCCTATCAAAAGCTCTTCGAGAACATGAATGGTCACAAGAACCGGATGGTAATGAAACGCGAAGTGATTGCTGACCGTGGAATCTGGACTGCCAAGAAACGCTATATACTTAATGTGCATAACAGTGAGGGTGTGCAGTATGCTGAACCTAAACTCAAGATCATGGGCATTGAGGCTATCAAGTCCTCCACGCCAGAAGTGGTCCGAGCCAAGTTCAAGGAAGTATTTAAAATTATTATCAGTGGTGACGAATTGGCAACACGTGACTTTATTGGTAAATTTAAAACTGATTTTAAACAACTGCCGCCAGAACAAGTTGCATTCCCTCGTGGGGTGAGTAATATTACCGACTGGTCCGACAGAAAAACTATCTTCAAGAAAGGTACCCCCATCCATGTACGTGGAAGTCTACTATATAATCACTATGTTAAGGAAAGCAGACTTAATGACCGGTACGAACTTATCCAGAATGGCTCAAAAGTAAAATTTGCATATTTAAAAATGCCGAATACTATTAAGCAGAATATTATTTCATTCCCGGATGAGTTGCCAAAAGAACTTGGTCTGCACAGATTCATTGATTACGATACACAATTTGAAAAAACATTTATTGAACCATTACGATTTATCCTAGAAGCAGTAGGATGGTCGGTAGAGGAACAATCAACTTTAGAGGACTTTTTTGCATGACAAATGCTACTGATGTGAAAACATTTATGACAACCTTTGGTCAGGAAGTAAAATCCAAACCAGAGTTTCCAGATGCCGATACCGTAAAATTGCGCATTGAACTTATCCAAGAAGAGTTACAAGAATTGGTGGATGCATGTAACGCCAATGATATTGTAGAGGTGGCAGATGCCCTTACAGATATTCTCTACGTTACCTATGGCGCAGCACATTCATTTGGTATTTCCATTGATGCTTGTTTTAAAGAAGTACAGAGATCCAATATGAGTAAACTTGGTGAGGATGGTAAACCCATCTACCGTGAAGATGGTAAAGTTATGAAAGGTCCTGGTTATTCAGTGCCTGACTTAAAAAGTGTTTTACAAATTGCCTAAGTTGTGTTATAATATAGTCTATGCATAATCCAAAATACCCAATTTATATTATTTCCAAAGGTCGGTGGGAATCTCGTATGACACAACGTACGATGGAAGACATCGGCGTACCGTATCGCATCGTCATTGAAGATGCTGAATATGATAAGTATGCCGAACACGTACCTAAGGAAAAGATCCTTGTTCTGCCAAATGGTTTCCGTGAGGATCCAAAATATGCTTATAAGGATGAAAAAACCGGACTCTTAGGTGGTTCCATTCCAGTTCGTAACTTCGTGTGGGAACATTCAATCGAAGAAGGTCATAAGAAACATTGGGTATTGGATGATAACATGCGGCATGTCTACCGTATGAATCGTAACCTCAAGACTCGTATGACCAGTGGCGCTGCATTCCGTATCTGTGAGGACTTTACCGACCGATATGAAAATGTAAAATTGTCTGGTATGAACTATGCATTCTTTGCTCCGGCATCAGTGCGTAAACCACCATACTATACTAACACTCGTATTTACTCTTGTATCCTTATTGATAATTCAGTCAAGCATCGCTGGCGTGGTAAGTACAATGAGGATACGGACTTGAGTTTGCGTGTGCTTAAGGACGGCGACTGCACTATGTTGTTTAATTGTTTCCTTGTTGGTAAGGCAGCAACCATGACAATGAAAGGTGGTAATACTGAGGAAGTCTATAATGTTGGACAGACTGGTGACCGGACCAAACGTAGTGGTGAAAACTTTGACAACCGTAAATCGTTTGTTGAATCACTTATTGAACAACATCCCGAGCATGTGAAACTTGCATTTAAATGGGGTCGTTGGCACCACGATGTGAATTACAGTGTATTCACTCAGAAACCAATTAAGAAACCAGGTCTAAATATTCCTAAAGGTACCAATGAATATGGTATGGTACTCAAGGCAATTTCACCTGAATTAGATACACCTGATGGAGAAGAATATGGCGACTAATAAATTAAATGTAGATACAGCATCTAATAATTTGTTTATCCTTGCTGGCGAAGAGGATACACGTACACCTTATGATTGGGATGGCATGCCAGAGTTTGTTCAAGAAGATGCAGAGGCATATGCAAAGATCACGGTTCGTATCCGTAATGAAGATGACTTGAAAAAGTTTGCAGAGATTATGGATCAACCAAGTATTACTACAAAGACCAAGGCAGTTTGGTATCCAGCATTGGATCGAAATCGCAACTCTTTACTTCGTTGGATGGACGAAGAATAAAGAATTGTGATATAATACTATATTATGATTTCACTCACCTCATTCAAAAGTCTCTTTGATAATAAAACAGATAAGAGACTCGATTTTAAATCCTTCCCGGATTTTGAAAAGGCTTTGTACGCACTCTCCACGAAAGAGTGTGAGACAAAGAAAAAAGCATTCCTTATTTCACCTGCTACTTTCATTGAAGGTACCACACGTGCTAATAAGAACGTAATTGAATGGGGTGGTTGGGCAGCGGTTGATGTCGATGATCACGAGTTTAAAGGTAATTTAGAAAATGAGCTTCGCAATCGGTTTGGTAATTGGTACTATATTTGTTATAGTACTGCTAGCAGTACGCTTGATAGGCCAAAGTTCAGACTTATCTTTCCGCTTACAGGATCAGTTACGTCTGACCGAATTCGTCACTTCTGGTTCGCACTCAACAGTGAACTCCAGTCCATTGGCGATAAACAGACTAAAGACCTTAGCAGAATGTATTACATCCCTGCGACGTATGCTGGCGCTAACAACTTTATCTTTACTAATGTTGGTGATTATATTGATCCTGATGCACTTTGTGCCAAATGGAAATATAATGACCAACGAACCAACTCAAATAATTTCTTTGACCGATTACCAGAAGAATGGCAACAGCAAATTATTGAACACAGAAAATCTCAACTAGAGAATGTCAACGTTCATTGGAGTGGTTACCGTGATTGTCCATTCTGGCCTAAGAAACTGGCATCAGAATATCAGGTCATTAATAATACTGGTTGGTACCATAAGATGTATCAGATCATGGTTGCCGTTGCCGGTAATGCTATTAAAAATGAATACCCCATTACTGTGCAAGAGATTACACAGATGTGTAGGCAATTTGATGCAGAGACTGGCAACTGGTATGCTACTCGGCCCCTGGAAAAAGAAGCAGACAGGGCACTAGAGTTTGTATACAAATCAATGTAATACTTTTGATATATTTACTTTTGTCTCGTTTCGTGGTATAATAACCATATGAAATCTTTTGGAACTGCTATGAGTGAATTAGGTTCCGGTGCATTCTTTGAATCACTGGGTCAATATGTTTACGGTTATCGCAAGAAAAAATCCAATACCTGGGACTATATCGGTAAGGGTAATGGCAACCGTAGCATTCAGCATGTAAAAACCAAAGGTTATGATGTTGATAATCTCTATATTATCGCCCGAAATCTTGAACGGTTTGAAAACAAACAAGATTGGCAATCATTTCTTTTGGAATCATACCTAATTGCATTTGAGCAACCTAAGGATAATTCTGTTTCTGGTCACTATGAGGAGTGTTTTATTATGGCAAAGTTTTCTGAACTTTATGGTACTTTTGTTGATTCACAGTTTGATGCATTTGCAGAATTCCCTGAATGGTATCGTGATAATTATGATACCAAAATCCGTGGGCGTGTAAATGCTTTTACCATTAAAAAAGATGGTGTGGAATTATGGTCACAGACTGTGGATAGTATCCAATTACAGTTTTACGCAGATAATAATGGCAATCCCACAGTGTGTAAAATGTACAATTGGCAGAAGAAAAATAGAGAAGAAACATCTCAAAAAATCATTGGTTTTCTCACATCCTGTGGCATCGATGAGGACGATATTGAATCAGTAGGTTCACGCGAATCATATCAATTTAAAGTATCATCAATGGATCAACTGTTGCAAATTCTTGCCGACTTGACTTCCTAATTTTACTATATACTATTTTACTTAAGGAGTTTATATGTCTCTAAAAATTGCAATTGTTGGTCACGGTTTTGTCGGTCAAGCAGTGGATTATGGTTTTTCTAAACGCAGTGCTACAAAACAAATCATTGATCCAAAAAATGGCACCAGCGTTGCTGATATTGAAAAAGATATCGACTTGGTCTTTATTGCAGTCCCCACACCCTTTGGTGATTTTTCTATCCTGCGTAGTGTTATTGCTGATTTAAAGTCAAATGGTATTATGGATAAAGCAATCGTGGCAATCAAGTCCACCGTTGTGCCAAGTATTCTAACTGAACTTGCTCATCCTAATTTGGTTTATAACCCAGAGTTTCTGACAGAGAAAAATGCTAGTGAGGATTTTGTTAATCCACCCATGCATGTATTTGGTGGCGAATTAAATACTTGTAAGACTTTGCATTCATATTATGATCAATATAGTCTTTGTGCAACTGCTCCAGCATTCTATATGCGCCCTGAAGAAGCATCGATGGTAAAATATACCATTAATTCTTATCTCTCGACCAAGGTTGGATTCTTTAATCAAATCTGGGAAGTCTGTCAGGATAACAACTTTGATTATCAGACGGTTATTAACACCGTTGCTCAAGATCCTCGTATCGGTTCAAGTCATACTCGAGTGCCTGGTCACGATGGTCGCCGTGGTTTTGGTGGTGCGTGTTTCCCCAAGGATACCAAGGCGTTTATCGACTACAGCGATCGCCTGAGTGTTCTACGTGCCGTTGTTGAGGCAAACAATGAGGTACGTGCTGGTTATGAATTGGATGATCGTGAAAAAGTTCAAGGTGTTGTTTACAAGATCGCATAATCCATATATAATGTGTATTAACACACACAAGGATAAAAGTTATGTCTGAACCTAAAAGACGACTTAATGATGCAACCCCTGATGAGTGGAATAAGGCCCATGTAAATTGGTCCAATTCTAATCCGTCTCATTTTGAGAAATTGAAACCAGTAAATACCGATTCATATGAACACCACCCATGTTACTATGATACGGATCGAAATAAACCACTAAATTATGATGAAACAAACACAGCTTGGGATAATTGGAAACCATCAAGGACCATTGGTTGAGTCACAACGTGATAGTTGGGACCAAGTATTCTTACGTCTTGCCAAAGAAGTAGCATCTTGGTCTAAAGACCCATCAACAAAAGTTGGTGCAGTTGCCGTTGGACCAAAACGCAATGTTTTGGCTCAAGGTTATAATGGATTTCCCAGAGGTATTTTTGATTATGCCGAAAGGTATAATGATAAACCTACTAAATATATGTACGTGGTTCATGCAGAGATGAATGTAATCTATAACGCTACATATAATGGTGTTTCACTTGATGGTGCATCACTTTATGTCTATGGTCTACCTCCATGCTCTGAGTGTGCGAAAGGTATTATCCAAGTCGGTATTAAAGAAATTATTACCGAAACACAGGGTATTCCTAAAAAATGGGAAGATTCATGGAATTTCTCTAAAAGCATGTTTGACGAAGCAGGCGTAACAGTACGAACAATCGAAAGGTAAAAATAAATGGCAAAAATTCTAATCACAGGTGGCGCTGGTTTTATTGCGTATCATCTTGCACTTAAACTACAAGCAGAAGGTCATACTGTTTGTGGTTTTGATAATTACAATGACTATTATGATGTTGAACTTAAGTATGCTCGTGCTGCCAATCTGCAAGCAAAAGGCATTGAGGTTATCAAGGGTGACTTGGTGAATCTTATTGATGTTGAGTTTGCAATTAGTACCTTTGCACCTGATGTTGTAATGCACTTGGGTGCTTATGCTGGTGTACGTCACTCACTAGATCATCCACGTCTGTACTTAGAGAATAATATTAATGGTACCCATAACTTAATTGAAGTTTGTGAAAAACGTGGTGTTGATAAGATCATTTATGCTTCCACATCCTGTGTAATGGCGGGCAATGAACTACCTTGGAAAGAAAGTGACAAGTGTGGTTACCAACTTAATGCTTATGGTTACTCTAAGGCAACCAATGAAGCACAGTTCATGGCAAGTAAAGTACCAGTAGCAATTGGTCTTCGTTTCTTTACTGTCTACGGTCCTTGGGGTCGTCCTGACATGGCACTGTTCTCATTTACCAAATCAATTGTAGAAGAAACACCCATCAACCTATTTAACTATGGTGATATGATCCGTGACTTTACTTATGTTGATGATATTGTCCAGGGTATCAATATTGTTATTAATAGAGCAAATAATACGACACAGAACCTAAAAGAAGTATATAATATAGGTTACGGCGAACAAGTTCAACTTATGGACTTTGTGAGTGAAATTGAAAAGAATGTTGGTAAGGAGGCAATCAAGAACATGGTGGAGAAACATCCCGCCGATACACAAGCTACGTGGTCTGATACTACAAAACTTCAGGCACTTGGTTATAAGCCAACAACATCGGTTAAGGTTGGTGTTGCTAAATTTGTTGAATGGTACAAATCGTACTACAATATTGTATAAGGAATATATCATATGTCCATTATGGATAAATTGAAAAAGAATAGTAAGTTAGACCATACTTCAATTCTATCAGAGTCTAAATTCTTCAATGAGAAGGATATGGTTGCCACTGAGGTGCCAATGATTAACGTTGCACTGTCTGGTAAGATTGATGGTGGTCTGACTCCTGGTCTGACTGTTCTGGCAGGTCCATCAAAACACTTTAAGACGTCATTTGCTCTCATTATGGCCAGCGCCTATCTGAAAGCATATCCTGAGGCTGTAATTTTATTTTATGACTCTGAGTTTGGTTCACCCCAGTCTTACTTTGAACAATTTGGTATTGACCCATCACGTGTATTGCATACTCCAATTACTAACGTTGAAGAACTTAAGTTTGACTTGATCGGTCAGCTTGAGGGCATCAACCGTGGCGATAAGGTATGTGTTGTGATTGACTCTGTTGGTAACTTGGCTTCTAAGAAAGAATTGGAAGATGCTATCAATGAGAAATCAGTGGCAGATATGTCTCGTGCCAAGGCCTTGAAAGGTCTCTTCCGTATGTGTACACCATATCTGAATATGAAAAATATTCCTATGATTGCTGTAAACCACACATATAAAGAAATTGGTCTATTCCCTAAGGATATTGTTTCTGGTGGCACTGGTATTTACTACTCTGCAGATAACATTTGGATCTTGGGTCGTCAACAGGATAAAGTCGGTACTGAAATCCAAGGTTACCACTTTATTATTAACGTAGAGAAATCACGATATGTCCGAGAGAAATCAAAAATTCCTATCTCAGTTTCCTGGGAAGGTGGTGTCCAGCGTTGGTCTGGTTTGTTGGACGTTGCTCTCACTGGTGGTTACGTTATTAAGCCTAGCAATGGATGGTATCAAAAAGTTGATAAGTCTACTGGAGAGATGTTGGAGGGCAAGTACCGAGAGAAGGAAACACTGAACGAAGAGTTCTGGAAACCTTTGTTTGATACTACGGACTTTGCCGATTACTTGGCTCGTACCTATATGATTAAGAGAGATGTATATGTCGGCGCAGATGCAGAGTGAATTTAAGGAAAACGTTGATTATGTTCTAACACCCTTGCAGGATAATGAAGATGCTTGGGGTGTTAGGTTCATGACTGGTGATTACATTGAAACTGTGGTGCAATATAATGCTATCGGTTTCAATGAAATTAAAGATCAACTGACATTTAATTTTAGAATTGTAACCACACCGGATACCGACTTAACCGAATCGGATGTTAATCTACAAAAACACGTTGCTGCTGTATTGGAAGCAATCATTGAAGTAGGTCTCACTGATGGTAGTGTTACATTAAATAAAAAAGAGGACCAAGTTGCAGACTAATCTTGAACAAACAATCTTACGTCATATACTCAATGATGAAGCGTATATGCGTAAGGTGTTACCATTTATTAAACCTGAGTACTTTGAAGGCATCTATCGGACTCTGTTTAAGGAGACTGGTAAGTTCGTTGCAAAGTATAATAAACTGCCAACTGAAACTAGTTTTAAAATTGAGTTAGATCAATCTGATAAATTGTCTAGTGAGCAACATAACATGTCAATGGATGTGTTGCCCTATCTCTTTTCAGATGAGAAAGTAGATGAGAAATGGTTATTGGATACTACTGAAAAGTGGTGCCAAGACCGAGCCGTGTACAATGCAATTATGGAATCCATCTCCATTATTGATGGTAAACATGAATCACTTACTAAGAATGCTTTACCAGATATTCTGACTAAAGCTCTTGGTGTTGGTTTTGATACTAACATTGGACACGACTATATTGAAAACGTTGATAAGCGATATGATTTCTATCACACGGAAGAGCAACGGATCCCATTTGACTTGGATTATTTTAATAAGATAACCAAGGGTGGTTTACCACGTAAGTCATTGAATATTGCACTTGCTGGTACTGGTGTTGGTAAATCATTATTCATGTGTCATATGGCTGCGGCTTGTATGACACAAAACTTGAATGTGCTTTACTTGACCTTGGAAATGTCCGAAGAGAAGATTGCTGAACGTATTGATGCAAATTTACTTAATGTTCCTATTGACCAGATTGATAAGTTGTCTAAAGATATATTTACTACTAAGGTGGCAAATATCTCTCGACAAACTACTGGTAAATTAATCATTAAGGAATATCCTACTGGTTCAGCACACTGCGGACATTTCCGTGGATTGTTAAATGAGTTAAAACTCAAGAAACAATTTGTACCAGACATTATCTTTATTGACTATTTGAATATTTGCTCCTCATCACGAATGAAAGGAATGGGCGGTGCCATCAACTCCTACAACTACATCAAAGCAATTGCCGAAGAAATACGTGGCCTTGCTGTCGAATTTGACGTACCCGTTGTATCTGCAACTCAAACAACAAGAAGCGGATATGGAAACTCAGACGTCGGTCTCGAAGACACTTCCGAGTCTTTTGGACTCCCAGCAACTGCCGACCTTATGTTCGCTCTTATCTCAACAGAAGAGTTAGAACAACAAGGCCAGATGATGGTCAAACAACTAAAGAATAGATACAATGATCCAACCTATCATAAAAGATTCGTTATCGGCGTTGACCGTTCAAAAATGCGCCTTTATGATGTAGAGGAAACTCAACAGACCTTGACCGATGATACACCAATGTATGATAAGTCACAAGCAGTGAAACGACAAAAGTTTGAAGGATTTAAATTATGAGTGATTTTGAAACACATGAAATTGGTACGGCAAAAGAACTTAAACTTTCTCGTGATCTAACAATAGCCATAGATAATGCCATAATTTTTGATAAAGTTGAACTACCGCCCAAAATTCTTGAGGCCTATAAAGCACTCACTAAACACTATTATCAACAACTGGAAGGCGATGGATCATGATTGACGTAATTGACTATATTGAAGACTCGGATAATGGTCCCGCAACATTGAGAGTATTACTTGATCCCGAAGCAAAAAGAAATCTAATTGAGTTGGGATTTATATCATCACTTAAAAGATCTATAGAAGAATTTGAGGAAAGTTTAAAGAAATGAAAGCAACACTAATTAGTTTTTCAAAACCAACGAGGGAGTTATATGATCAAGGATTGTATGACGCGCAGGACCTTATTGCATACTGCGCCAGAGTTAGTAATCCGGCCAATCAGTTTAATACAGCGACTGCTGAAAAACTGCTCGGATACTTGGCCAAGCACAAGCACTGGTCCCCATTTGAAATGGTCTCAGCCTGTATTGAAGTTGAAACAACCCGAGACATTGCCCGTCAGCTATTACGACACCGTTCGTTCTCCTTTCAAGAGTTCTCACAAAGATACGCAGATCCAACTAAAGATTTGGAAATGGTACTTCGCGAACCACGACTTCAGGATCAGAAAAATAGACAAAATAGTGTAGAGGTTGATATGTCTACTGATGAAGGTCGACGTTTGGCCTGGATGT